ATGAACAAGCGGCCAATTACGCAGAAATGCAGTTTGAATTGAGGAGTGCATAAGATGAGTTTTCAAGATAACGTATTACAGATAGAGACGATGGCATACGCTGGATCGTCACCTTGGGGAGAGATCGGAACATCCGTTTCAAATGATCTATCACCACAACAAATGATGGACAAGGCTGGACTAGACTGGTCTGTCAACAAAGTACCAACCTACGCAGATTATAACGGTGAGAAAATCCCTACAGGGATGGAAGCACTTGTTAGGTCTTCGGACAACAAAGTACTTACCCAAGTGGGTGGGAACTGGGAACCAGTCCAGAATGAGACTGCGTTTGAGTTCTTTAATGAGTACTGTCTAGAAGGTGGTATGGAAATGCATACTGCTGGATCACTGAAAGGTGGTAAGATGGTATGGGCTCTTGCGAAGATCAATGAGTCGTTCGATGTACTGAAAGGAGACCAAGTCGATTCTTACTTGTTGTTCTCTAATCCACACGAGTACGGTAAGGCAGTAGACGTTAGGTTTACTCCGATTAGGGTTTCATGTATGAATACTCTTGCCCTTGCTCTTAAAGGTACTGCGATCAATGGTGTCAAGATGAACCACAGAAAAGAGTTCGATGCAAACCACGTCAAGATGACTATGGGACTTGCACACGAGAAGTTCGACAAGTTCAGAGAGATGTCTCAGTTCTTGTGTTCTAAGAAGTTCTCTATGGATAACCTAATCCAATACTACAACGAAGTGTTCCCTAGAACATACGAGGGTAAGAACCCGCCTGTAGTAAAAGAGTACAACGACTTGACCACCAACGCAAAGAAAGCGTTTGACCTACTAGAGACTCAGCCAGGAGCAGAGTTCGGAAGAGGTTCTTGGTGGCAAGCACTCAACTCTGTGACTTACTTGACGGATCACGTCATGGGTAGGGAAGCAGATTCCAGAATGACTTCTGCTTGGTATGGTGCAAACCAGAACAGGAAAGTCAAGGCTGTCGATAAAGCAGTAGAGTTCGCCACCGCTGCTTAACCTTTGGGGGGACGAAAGTCCCCCTTTTTTTTCTTATTTCTGAAAAAAGTGCTTGACAATTGTTGCCCAGTGTTTTATAATACTTGTATTGAGAATGAGAAGAGAGAGATGATTATGTACCAACCAATGACTTACGACTTTTCTAACAATGAAGAGACTCTAGTTTACTACTACAATATCAACACCGATACTTTCCACACTAAGATTGAATGGTTGGATCAGAATGAACTGATCGACCGTATCATTGTTGATGCAGATGCGACCGCCCAAGAGATCGATGAAATCTTCGAGGCGATCTATCCCCACTACAACACTGATCTGAAAGCTTTACTTGATGAATTGAACAAAGAGGTGGCGTAATGTACGAGAAACTTGAATACCAAACCTATCTGTTGAAACACGAACAGAAACAGAACAAGGGGGCGAAGACGAAAGACTCAGAACGCACTCGTACTTATCAAGCGGAGTGGATGTTCCAACGTCAGATTCAAGATGTGAACTTTGCTGATATCTCTGAAGCACAGAAGTTCGCCAAGAAGATTTACAAGTCCAAGACTTGGCAGAAGTTGTGGCAAGAATCGATCAACGATAATGTTGCGAAGATTTTTGATGCGACTCCACGTATTGTTGCGATGAACGCTCGAAACAAGAAGAACTCTGGTTTCACCAACGGACGTGTTGTGACTCTTGCACAAACTGGTCTGAATCGTTACACTCTACTTCATGAACTGGCACATTGTCTTGGTCATATGCACCACGGTCGTTCGTTCCGTCAGTGTCTACTGAAACTGGTCGGTGTGTTCATGGGTGCTGATGAGAAGGCGATTCTCAAGAACGAATTTAAACGTAAGGGTCTTGCTTCTGGTAATGCTCGTAAGGCATTGAGTTTCGACAAGTGGATTGCTGCTCGTGATCGAATGGAGAAACTACGTGCCAAAACTCACCGTGAACAGGAGAGACTTGATCGTATGAAGTGGGATGCGATCATGCAACCGTGCGAATGAAAACTAAAATACATGTAAACATGCATAAGATCCGTGCCAATCTCAAGAACGGCACGGAAGAACCTGTGATCACAGTGAAGGATTACAAAAATAATAGATATACCAGCAATGCAATTATTCGTGACAAGGAAGGAAACGAAGTGGCGAGGGTAATCTACTCGCCAAATAAACCACTCTCGTGTGGTGCGAGAGTATGGATAGAGACGGAACTAGAGGTAGAAACCGATGAAACATGAACGACAAACGTTAGACTGGTATGTAAAATGGTTTGCATCAATCACTATGATTGGCGCTATGTCTATACGTGGAGTAGAGGGGTTACAGATAATTGATTTGATGTTATCTGTAATAGGTGTAATGGGATGGTTATGGGTGTCGATACTCTGGAAAGATCGGGCATTGATACTTGTCAATGGACTAGGATTAACTTTCTTGTTACGTAATTTAATTGAAAATATAACTTGACAAGTCTCATGACTAGTGTTATAATGAAGCTAGTGAATGGGAAAGGATGAATATGAATTTTATACATGAAAACGTTGAATTGACTGAGATGAATGCCGTTACTACGGACTCTGGTCGTAAATACAAAACGCCCGAGGGAGTCAATCTTCCTTCTATCACTACGGTATTATCTATACTGTCACGTGAGTCTATTGCAAAGTGGCGTGCTAAAGTCGGTCATGAGGAAGCGAATCGCATCTCTCACCGTGCATCTACTCGTGGTACGTCAGTTCACGAAATCATTGAGAAGTATGTAAACAATGATCCTAACTTCAAAGAAGGATACACGCCTGATATCATCGCATCATTCCTTGATCTCAAACCTATCCTTGATGAACGTCTGACTAAAGTGTATGCCCAAGAGGCTCCACTATATTCTAATCATCTAGGTGTCGCTGGTCGTGTTGACTGTGTCGGTATCTTTGATGGTAAACCGTCAATCATCGATTACAAAACTTCGATGAAACCTAAACGTAAAGACTGGATTAAAAACTACTTCATGCAAGAATCTGCGTATGCAATCATGTGGGAAGAACGTACTGGTCAACCTATCACTCAGTTGGTTACTATCATTTCTGTTGATGGTAATGATCCTCAAGTGTTTATCGAACATCGTGACAACTGGGTTCGTCCGTTGAGAGAAACTATAGAAAAATACAACGAGGAACAAAGTTCTACTTCCGTTTTGTTATAAATAGTGTTATAATTAATTTAAATTAATCACTAGGACAAATTGATGAAGTTTAAAACGTACATAACCGAAGCACTTAAAGCAGAGGATTACGAAGCGTCAATCGTGATGGGTTTCTATGAGTTAAAAGGAAAACCCATCACTGACAATCCAACCGACTATGGTATTTCGGACAAAGTGTTCAATGTCATTAAGGGTAACCCTAAAGCGCTTGAGGCGGGACGTAAGATTGCAGCTGCAGTACTCAAAGCATATCCTACCCTAAAAACTAAAGAGGCAGAACAGTATGGTCGTGCAAAGGCGACACTGACTGACTTCTGGAAATCTCATGGTGCAAGTGACATTACACCTAAGACAGATGTTCTGATTGGTGATATGCGATTCTCTGTTAAGATCGGTATTGCACAGTTGATGTCTGGTGGTAAAGCAGAATCGACTGCAACATTCGAAGCTGCAACCAAGAACTCTAATCCCGAACTCAAGAAATCCCCACAATATAAAATAACTACCGATGTCCTAGAAGGGTTTGTAAAGAACACTCTCGCACCATCTAAATTACGTCCTTTGATTAAGGCGGGTACTGATGATGTAGTTAACAAGGCAGAGGCGGCACATAAAGATTGTATGCAAGAGTTGGGTAAACTATTCAACGAATCTAAATCATTCAAGGTTGAGTTCGCTCGAGAGGCAATGTCTGGGTACGAGAAGTTTGGAAAAACCTCAAATGCAGCCGCTGAGTTTATGTTGGTTGCAAGTGCAGATGGTGGTACAGTCAAGATTCATTCTGTGGATGATGACGCATATTGTCTCAAGATTGCCAATGCAATGAAACTACAAGCACGATTCAAGACATCTTCACGTAAACTAAAGGGTGTCAAGACAGGGGAGTATAACTACTGGTCTGTTATCTCATTGATCGTTGACTCAATGCAAGAGACCGAAGAACTAAACGAAAGTATCGAACTACACGAATTGAAACTGTTACGTGTCATTCGTGGATGGGTAACCAAAACTTGGAGAAAGGTGACAACATTCTTCAAGGGTGGTATAATGAAACTCAAGACGTTTCTGGGAGTAAAACCAGATCCTTCTTTTAACAACAAGATAAAATTCTAATGGATTTCCAAGAGTTTATAACAGAACAAAAGAACACACACATGACTCACATTGAGGACAAAGTTCTCTATGGGGGTGTGAATGGTACACGTCAAGCAATCAATGCATTACGTGACATGCGTGATATGTTGTCTGGAAAGAAAGCTGGTAACCTATCTGTAAAGTGGGACGGTGCGCCTGCAATCTTCTGTGGTGAAGATCCCACAGATGGTAAGTTCTTTGTTGCGAAGAAAGGTATCTTTGCGAAGAACCCAAAGGTCTATAAGACTGATGCGGATATAGATGCTGATACAGACGGCGACTTGAATACAAAATTGAAAGAGGCGTTAAAGTATCTTCCTGATCTGGGAATCAAGGGAGTCATTCAAGGAGACTTCTTGTTTTCAAAGAAAGATCTCTCAACAAAAAAATTCGATGGTGTTCCCTACGTTACCTTCCATCCAAACACTATTATCTATGCCGTACCTGTAGATCAAGCATCTGAAATTAAGAAGGCGAAGATCGGTATTGTATGGCATACAACCTATACTGGTAAAGACTTTGAGTCGATGCGAGCGACATATGGTGTGGACGTGTCGAAGTTTCGCAATTCTGTAAACGTATGGTCACAGGATGCAATGTTACGTGACGTACAACAAGCTACTATGTCCAAGAAAGAAACTGATCGAGTTAATCAATTACTAAGTAAATGTGGACTATTATTCAATAAGATCTCTGGAACCACTCTACGTGAACTAGAGAGTAAACAACATATTGCACAGTTGATTGAACAGTTTAATAACACTTATGTGCGGCAAGG